TGCTAACATGCTTTGCCACTCAGTTTTTACTGAGTTTGGTTGGGATGGACTCCGATCGTGTCATGGGCCTGGCACAGTTGCCGACCTGGACTTTGCTCGTAAATTCGATACTCCCTTAGTGGGAAATCTTAGCTCGAACGTCCGCAATCAGCGATACGGCAGCTTCGATTATATGTCATCGTTAAAAGACGAGCCTCGTCCAGCCTCTCACACGGATTATTTCCGTAGAGGCCATACGTCAGAGTTCTTGTGTGTACCAAAAGATTCGCGTGGTCCTCGCACAATTTGTCGCGAACCATCTCTAAATCAGTTTGCCCAACAGGGCATTCGTAAATACATGGAATCTCGAATTAATAATTTCTCTCTCACGAAAGAAAAGATTAATTTCAAGAAACAGTGTATCAACGGAGATCTAGCTCTATCTTCTAGTGTCACACGAGAACACTCCACGATCGACTTGAGCGATGCTTCAGACCGTCTCACATTAGCACTTTTCGAAAAAGTCTTTTGTGGTACGGATGTGGGCAATGGTATTATGGAATGCCGTTCCTCGCACGTCGTTTTCCCAAATGGGTTCGAGTTGAGGCTAAAGAAGATGTCCCCAATGGGTTCAGCAGTATGTTTTACCATACTGTCGTTCACTGTTTGGGCTCTCCTCTATGCCGGATTCCTCCTAGTGGGCAGAGACGATTTAGCGACTTCTATACGTGTGTATGGTGACGACATTATTGTCGATTCTTCAGCACACGAATCTGCTATCAGTATTCTCGAGACTTATGGTCTCAAAGTTAACGTTAGCAAATCATTTAGTAAGTCGTTCTTTCGTGAATCCTGCGGTGTAGATGCCTATTTCGGTGTTAATGTAACACCGATTAGACTTAGATACCATCTGACACACGATCGCTTGCAAGCAGGAGTAAAATCCTGCTTACCAAGTTTTGTGGACACTGTTAGGCAACTCTTCAAACGCGGTTATTTCACCGCCGCTGAAGTTTTAGCCACGTTAATAAGCGAGGAAGGAGTATTAATACCCCCAGGGGAACTCACGGATCCGTATTTAACGTTCCCGG